GGACCCTATGTGGGGCGTGGTAACAAGTGTTCGGCTAATGAGGATAGTTGTGAAGGGATGCGAGCCAAAGGCACAGAGTTGTGCATGGGGCATTTGCGTTCTTCATTAAAGGATGGTGCTGATGGCGTATAATCAAATGACCGCAACTCAGTTGCGGTCTACTGTCCGTCAGATTACCGACCTGGATTCGGACGACCTACCTGACGGTTTGCTGAACCTTTATATTCGTGACGGGTACTATCGTATTTTGGATTTGGAAAAACGTTGGTCGTTTCTTGAAACCAGTTTTAACTTTAATACTGTAGCCAACGTTCGTGCTTACCCTATTAGTGGATTTACTGTTGACCCTATTAGCGAAGTTGTATCCATTGTTGACAACACCAAGTCAGGCTTTAGGTTGGACATGGTTGGCTACGACATGGCTGAACAAACCTATAGTGGCGCATATGACACTAGTGGTGAACCTTTGTTTTATGCTGTGTGGAATGGCAACATTAACATTTACCCTAAGCCTAATAATTCACGGTTGTTGACGTGTCGTGGTTATCGTGAACCGATTGACTGGATTACTAATGACGGCAATGTGGATGCGCCTGCTTCGCTGCATTTCCCGTTGGTGTATTATGCGGTGGCTCGTGTGTATCAGCAGATGGAAGATACAACGATGGCTACCATCTACAAGCAGTCTTTTGATGAGGGTGTGGCGTTGGCTCGTAAGAAACTTACGCAGCCAACCAGTCATGGGCAGTTGATTATGGCTCATGGTCAGACACGTAATCGTCCTACTATGCAAAGTTGGTTGAAGTCTCTCGGTCCAACATTGGGTCAGTAGGTTACTGTGGAAATTTTTACGCAGCAAGACTTCAGCGGTGGGTTAAACTTTAGGTCTGACCAGTTTCAGTTACAAGATAATGAATCTCCACGTATGTTGAACGTGGAGATTGACCCTCGTGGTGGAGTGTTTTCTCGTGGAAGTATGGTGCGTATTAACTCAACAAACGTTGCAGGGACATGGACACCGCAACGGTTAATACCTTTTTATGGTGATTCTAATTATGTTATGTTAACTACCACTACAAACATTTATAAATCTACTGGTGGTAATTTTTCTGTGTTGCAGTATTCTGCTGGTAATGACGTAACGGTTATTGCTGGTGCTAGTCCTCATGGCGCTGCTATGGCAGCATGGGGTAACATCCTTTACATTTCTACTGGCACTAATGCTGCTAGTACAAACTACTACTGGAAAACTGGCGACACGTATGCTAGTGCTATGAGTGTTAGCGGTTCGGGTTCTAATCCTTGGCAGAGTGCTACTGCTGCTGGGGCTGGTCATTTACCTAGGGCGCAACACTTGTGTGTCCATGCTAGTAAATTGTTTGCTGCTAACACTAGCGAAGGTGGTGTACGTCAACCTAATAGGTTGCGTTGGTCTAACGAGTTGACTCCTGATTCGTGGCATGAAAGTAACTATATAGATTTTCTTGGTGGTGGCGATGGTATTACTGCCATTAAAGTTGTTAATGGTCAGTTAGTAGTTTTTAAACCTCATGCGACATACTTGTTGTATGGTAACGACACAACAACATTTCAAGTTGTTGAAATATCTTCAAGCATTGGTACAGCCAGCACTGATTCTGTTGTGGCTAGTGACACTGGATTATATTTTTATTCTGTTGGACGTGGACTATTCTTTTTTGACGGTAACACTATCGTTGATGTGTTTAAAAACATTCGTCCTATATTGGATTTGCGTTATGTTTCTAGTACCACAACTGATGGTGTGAGTTTGTCTTGGGTTGGTCGTCGGGTATGGTTGTCTTTGCCTTATGCCACCAGTGGTGCTATACCTAGTTACGCAACGGTTAACTTTGTGTTTGACCCATCGTTGAATGCTTATACAATGTTTACAACCACTGGTGCTAGTGCCGACCCCACAACTGAAAGTTATGGGGTTATAGGTGGAACAGATTTCCGTGATTCCAGCAACAACGAGTTGCGTTTAATGTGTCATCCTACTGTTCCTGCTATTCTTAATGTTGATGATTATGATACTGCTACAGATACCATAATTAACACCAGTAGTTTTGTCGGCTTCACTAGTTATTATCGTACTAAATGGTTTGACGGTGGAACATATATGCAGAAAAAAATGTTTCGCCGTCCTGATGTTGTAGTCAAAGAATCTGATACTGAACAGTCTATAAATGTTTTTGTTTACCATAACTTTGATGAGGCTATAGGTAACCATCGCAGGATGTTTGCTTTATCGCAAACACCTGCCAGTGTTTCTAACTGGGGTACAATGATTTGGGGTACGGGCACTTGGACTGCTGGTACTTCTAGTTCCGCTGTTATAACAGGAAAGAACCTTGGTCAAGCAAAGACAGTGCAACTAGAATTTGTTGGTCCTACTAGCAAAATTTGGGGTATAAACTCCATTGGATATAAATTCAATTCACGAAGGGTTGGTGGCTAATGGCTACTCTCAATATAGGTTACACGTTTGTTAATGCTACTCCAGCGGTAGCCAGTCAAGTTAATGCTAACTTTCAAGATGTCAAAACTTTTGTTGAAGGCATCTCTGCTGGAACCAACATTGATGCTGGTTCCATTGAGTTAAGTAAACTATCTAACACTGCTATACAGAATTTAACTCCATCAGGTTCTATTATGCAGTACGCTGGTGCTGCAGCACCTACTGGATGGATTATATGTGATGGAGCAGCAGTGTCAACCACAACGTATGCTGCGCTATTTGCTGTTATTGGTACAGCATTTAACACTAGCGGTGGACAGACTGCGCCTGGTGCTGGTACGTTCCGTGTGCCGTTGTTGACGGGTCGGATTCCTGTTGGTCGTGACGCTGCTAACGCAGCGTTTGACGTGGTGGGTGAAACTGGTGGTTCTGCCACTAGTGTCGCATCTCACACCCATTCGGGTTCTACGTTAACTGCGGTAAGTGGTGGTAGCCATACTCACACTTACGCTGGAACCACAAATGCTGAATCACAAGACCATGTTCACGCACCGTTAGTTACTGGTTTTGCTTTAGCAGCAGGTGGTACAAGTGTAGTTGCTACTGGACCTGGTGGTGGGGCTGATGCTGCATATAACACGGCAGGTAAAAGCACAACGCATAATCATACTTACAGTGGTACAACTGTGTCACACACTAATCACGACCATACTGTTAGTGGTAATACTGGTGCCGCTAGTGCTGAAGCGACTAACGGTAACCTTCAACCATACATTGTTGTTAACTACATAATCAAGGCATAATCATGAGTGCAAACTGGACTTCACCATTATTGGGTACATTAAAAACTGCTGACGCTGTTGCTATCCAACAGATTGTTCAGTCTATTGCTATAGAAATAAACAGGCTTAGTCGTGAGGTTGACGAGTTGCGTAAGAAGGTTGGAAAATAATGGCTTATAATGATTATATTCTTTCCGAACAGGCTGCCCTACGTAAACGTGGGCAGCAATCCATCGCTAACCAGCAGGCACAGTTCTTGGGTCAGCAACGAGGGAACCGTAACTTAGCGAAGATTAACAAGAGGTATGAGGCTGGGTATCAGCCGTTGTTGAGCCAGTATGGGCAACGTGGGTTAGGTGGACCTAACGTGCAGTCAGGTATTATGCGTAGCGGTTTGTCTAAGTATGCTGCCAGTTTGCAAGAGGATTTGGGTACCGAGTCGCAGAACATGCAGGATGAACTGAACAGTATTACACAGAATGAGCAGGGACAACAGGCTGACTTAGAGGACTTTTTGGCACAGTTGCGTCTAGAGAAGCAACGTGCCATATTTGATAGTGCTTCGGCTATCAAATCTATGGGTAGTTATTAGAACAGGTAGGACAATAGTATGGTTATGAGATACAACCCTAAAACTGGTAAGTATGAGGACGACGGCAAGGGTAGCCCTAAGACTGCATATCCAACCTTTAGTGCCGATACTCCTAGTTATGATTATGTTAGTGGCGCTACTACAGCAGAGGCTGATTTACCTGACCCATCTACAGATGCTAGTCGTATTAATATCCCTGGTGCTGATGGCACTGGCAGTGGTAGCCGTGTAAGCAATGCTGACGGCAGGCGTGGGGCTAATCAGGCTGCACGTATCCAACGTCGTGCTGGTTTGCGTGGGCAACAACAGTACAATCAAGCATCGCAGGATGTTTACGCAAAGTACCTTGAAGCCATAGCCCCATTATACGCACAGCAAGAACAGGCTACAGCAACACAAAAGGCTGCAGCATTAGAGTACCTTAATCAGCAGTTAGCCGCTGGTCAATCCAACATTGCTGCTGCTAACCAAACCTTTAATGCTGGTCAGACTGCTGCCGTTAACCCTTATAGTGCTGCACCTATAATGCAGTTGTCTCCGCAACAGAACATGTTGGCTGCTGGACTACAGGGTTTTGGTGCCAGTATGGACCCTGCTACACAACAGTCTGCTAGTGATGCAGAGTATGCTAGGGCTACTGCAGAGTTGGCTCGGCGTTCAGCCGAACAACTCAACACTGGTCAACAGAACTATATGAATGCTTATAGACAGCAGGGTGCTAGTGACTTGAACCAAACTCAACAACAGATGGCTTTGCAACAGTTGTTGGGTAACACTAACATTAATGCTGAGGCAATGAAATCTCTTAATGACATTAGTGCTAATAGGTCTCAGGCACAGGTTCAGGGTATGGATTTGCAGTTGGGTTTGATTCAAAAGGGTATTGAGGCTGCTATGGCTGGGCGTATGGCTGGTGCAGAAACACAGGCTGCTGGTGTAGCAAAGTATGGTTTGCCTGCTAAGAAGAAAACTACTGGCAAGAAAACTACTGGTAGAAAAAAATAATGGCTAAGAAACCTACTTTTACTGAGCAACAAATAGTTGCCTATTTGTTGTCGGGTGGAACTGTTGACGAACTATCTAAGAATAGCAAGATTACAAGTAATCAGATTCTTAGTGCGATTGTTAACAACCCTAAGTTGTTTACTAGTTTGCAGGGACAAGCACAGCAACGGGCAGAAGGTTTAGATATGTTTGATGAAACTGCAAACTATATTGCACCTGAAGATTACATGGAACCAGTTAACAAATACTCTGCAGCGTATGCAACGTTGAATCCTAAGGCTGCGCAACTGGCTGAAGATTATATGGCTGGTGTTTTTGCTATAGGTAACAACCCTGCAAAAACAGCAGCACATAGAGAGAGAATGCGACTGGCTGCAGAACAAGGTGGCATGGACCCTGTTGAAGTTAGGGAATTGTTAGATAAATTTGAAGATGAACAAAGCGCATGGCTTAATGAAGAACTTGATGTTGACCGACAGAAACGCAATGCACAATTTAAAGGTTACGGTGAACAACGTAAAGCATTAGATTTGCAAAGTGGAGATAATCCTGTTGTCGCTGCTATGTCTGAGTTAACTGGTGGTTACGGCAGGTTGGCTGGTGTAATTAGTCCTGATGTAACGTGGGAAAAGTTTGCTAGTAATAAGGCTGTTGAACAACTTGCTAAAAGTATTAAAACAAAAGGTAAAGCACCTAAAGGTGGCTTTACTAATGTGCGTCAAGCAGATACGGCATTGGATACAGTTAAATCTAGCAAAGACATGGACAAGCAAACAAAAGAGTTCATGCAAGGTTATCTTAATGTTGTTAAAAAGAAAGTACCCAAAGGTCAAACGCCTTTCACTACTGAGGTTAAAAAACTTTTACCATATTTGCAATCAAACAATCCTTTCGGGAAGTAGTTAATGGTCGTATACCGTTCACCTTTTAAAACCCAATATCCTAAACCTACACCAGTTGGCGGCACACGTTCAACGCCTTCTCTTACTGCCAATACATATGAATCAACTTTAGAGTTAAAACCTTCTAGCAATACTTCTACTAGCAGTTCTCAGAAAACTAGTTTTGATGACGAGAAACAGAAACTGCAAAAGTCTATTGACTCTGTTGCTAAACGTATTGAAACTGCTGGTAATCAAGGACAGTACAACAAAATTCTTGCTGAACTAAACAAAGTTGGTGCTGGTGGTAAAACTAAAAACTGGACCGACAACAAACTTGTTGGGTTTTTAAAGAACACAGTTTTAGATACTGCACTTGGACCTATTTATAGTGCGAGCAAAAATCCTATTACCAAGAACGCTTTGTCTCTGCCTAGTCGCACAGTTCAAAGTGCTGTTGATTATGCTTTTGCGCAACCTGCAACAAACTTAACTAACTTGGCTCTTGCCAAAGTTACTGGCAACGATGACTTTAAAGAAAATGTTGAGTGGACTAGTTTTGGTAAAATGTTGGCACGTTCCAATGACCCTCAATGGTCATTGAAAAAAGAAAAACGTTATCAGACTGGTGTCAAATGGTTTGATACTGCTACTGGTTTTGGTATTGATGTTGTTGCTGACCCGTTAACTTACACTGGTGTTGGTGAACTACAATGGGCTGGTCGTGCAGGTCGTTCAGCATTAGCATTAAAGTTTGGCGAAACTGAAATGTTAAAGAAGTATCCTCAGATGGCAGGCAAACTTGATGACGTTGTACGTTACGGTACTTCTGCTATACCCAAGGAGATTCGTGATGCCGAAGGCATCACGAATGGTTTACGTTTTGCTGGCAGTATTGTACCTGGAACTGAAGGTGTTGCTAGTGCTTTAATCGCACCTATTACTGGGGCACGTACTGGTATTGGTGACTTGCTTTATAAAACAACTAAGGGTCGTGCGGTTCAACAGTTGGTGGCACCAGCAAGTCGTGCACAAGGCGTAATAAGTGGTGTCGGTTATCGTGGAAGTAAACTTCCTATCCTTAGCGACAAGCGTGTCTTGGAAGCGATATCGGGTACATCTGCTGACCGTTACGCTAAAGCAAAAGCAACTGCTTCTCATGGCGATTGGCTTTTCAAAGCAAAACCTTTGGTTGATGCTGCTAGAGAAGCAGGTGTTCTTGACGAAGTATCAAATCTTATTGAATCAGAAGTTGATAGGGCTGCTGCTTCACCTCAGGCACGTGCATTGGCTGAATCGTTTATGGCGTGGCAGAAGCAGGTTCGTGGAGAAGTGAACGATGCTTATGCACAGTTTGGTTTGAAGTATGGTGTTGATACTAAAGAGGTTGGATTTGTGGAGAATTATGTTCACCACAAACTAACCAAGGATGCACGTAAATGGGTATTGGGTAAAGGTAAAGGCAGAGCAGGGACATGGTATCAAACTAAAGACTTGAGTGTTAATGATTTGACTGGTGCTATTGGTGCTGTCCGTCACCGTAAACTTGGTCCTGGTGAGGAGTTCATGGGTAAGGTTCTTCAGACTGGTAGCATTAAAGAGATTAATGCAATCAGTATGAGTGAGGCTGGGGTTAAATGGTTTGAAACAGATTTAGGTTCTATTGCTGATGCGTATTCTTATTCAATGTCCAAGACATTGGGCAGGGAAGCATGGGCACGGCGTATGATGGACTTTGGTCCTGAGTACATTAAACCTATGATTAAGAAAACTGTACCTGATAAAGTTCTTCAACGTGACTTAGGTATTGTCTATGCTAAGTTGGTTGATGCTTCTTTGACTTTGCGTAATGCTGTTTCTATTGGTGGCAAAACTGTTGCTTCTTATGGTAGGCGTTCAACAAAACTTGCTGAACAAGTTTTGACTAAACAGGGGCGTGAAGTTACACGTAATGCAACAGAGATTAAAAAAGTTCAAGCATTGCTACAACAAGCAGAAGTTGAATTAGTTAAATCATACGAAGTAGCAGGGACAAAAACTGTAGCAGAACGTGGCGCTTACGCTGAAGCACATAAAGCATTATACGGTTTTCAACGTCGTTTAAGTGCTGCTTTACAAGGCAGCGAAGATGGTCATGGTGCTGCTGTTCAGGTGCTTAAAGAACATTACGCAGAGTTGTATCCTGATGCACGTAGTATCCCTGACAACCCTGAACGTTTGGCTGAGGCTATCTTGCGTAAGAACAAGATTGGTTTTGCTAAGGAAACTAAACATATTGAACAGCGTATGGCTGACTTGTCTGCGCAAATTGATGAGATGCCTACAACGGCAGAGTTTGAGGAGACTCGTTCATTCTTAATGGACGAGTTGAATACTTTGCAAGACCATGTTGATGGTGTTGCAACGTTAACTGATGTTCGTCTTAATGCATCGTATTCACCTGATGGTTTTGTGTACGGTTACGTTGATGACTTTGGACCGCTACCTGAAGGTGTAGCGCCGTACCGTAGACTTACAACTTACAAACCTGATAATACTTTTCCAACTAACCCTGAGGCTGTGGCAATGCATGCCCCTGATGAACGTAGTCTTATTGACTTGCGTAATGGTGATGATTTTCGTTATACATTTGGTAACGAAAACATGCCAAAAATTCTTGGTTCATCTTTAACTAATGCTGGTTTAAATGGTGCAACGTTTGAACAACAAGCATTATCTTACTGGTCGGGTAGCGAGTTGGACCCATTGTTTGTTGACATTAACCCTGAACAGGCACAGTTGATTGAACTGATTGGTGACTTCGCAAAGTTGCCTCATGACGAGTTAGATGAAGATGCTATCGTCATGGCTTTTGATGCGCTTGATGACCAGTTACGCCACGTTGCTTCTGCTGTTGGTGATTATGGTGAAACCGATATGGTTGCACAACAAATGCTAGACGACATACTTGGTGGCACAATCGCAACTAGCGATTACACTGGCATGGTTATACCTAGCGTTGTTTCAAACAACCCTCATCCTGATTTGGTCGGCAAGTTTGATGTCCTGATGGATACACAATGGTCAGACAATATACCTAAGCCTGGTTGGTCTAATGCAACTGACCCTGTACAACGTGTAGCAGACAGCAGTTTAGTGCAACGCATATTGGGTAGCGATTATGAAACCGTCAGTCTAGATTCGCAACAACGCATAGGCGATGTTGCTGAAAACTTAATGAATACAGAGTTGTCTGCTGGTCAACGTGAAGCGTTGGCTGCGCAGAAACGTTCACTTGCTGGGCAGAAAGGTGCTGCGACTAAAGCAAGTAACCGAACTGTCAAGGCTACTGAGCAGGCAATGGCACAGTATGAGAAGTCTAAAACCATTAATGTTGTCATTAATGGTAAACGCACTACGCTAACACGTGAACAAGGTTTGAAGATGCTAGTTGACGTGGACAAGCAGGTTGCTAAACAAGAGGCTGCTTTAGAAAAAGTTATTAAACAAATTGAAAGTGATGCTGGTCTGCCACAGTTGTTGAAGAAGCAGGCTACATATCAGGAACGTTTGCCTATGTTGTTTAATCAGGCTGAAGTGTTGCAACGCTGGACTGATGAGGTTGGTTTAAAGTTGCAGGCTGAAGTTGATAACATGAAAGAAATCCTTAATCAGAAACCTAGCAAGAAATCGGCTGCGATGCAGACTGGCGCTTGGGCTAAGAAAGTTGATGCTTCCATTAAGGCTATGGATAACCTTCCTCCTGTTGAGGCTAAGGCTTACGCACGTGTTGTTACACAGTTGCATGCTGATGAAGCAAAGATGGCTATGCTGACTTACAACAAGTTGCCTGCAACCTTAATGGAAATTGAGGCTGTTAAACAAGGTTTCCTTGGTACACCACAATTCCAACTGCAAGTACAAAAAGGTTGGGAAGCCATCGCTGCTTTAGGTGTTCAAGTACCTGAAGAACTGTTGTCTCAATGGGGACCTAACATAGCCAAGTTGCAAGACAACGCAGTACTAAGGGCTTTTGAAAATCCTTACCGTTACTATACACGTTTGTTTAAAACGTACGCTATTGCTTCACCTGGTTTTGCTGTACGTAACGCTATGTCTGCAACGTTTATGAACTTTGTTGCTGGTGTTGAACTGAAGAACATTACTGAGGGTGCACGTATGTCGTGGGCTATACAGAAGCACGGTCCACAGTGGCTAGAAAAAATGAATATTGAACCAGCATTACAAGCATCATACAAAAAGGCTTGGGATGCTACTCGTGTAACTAGTCGTGGGTTTGGTGACTCGTTGGCTGAACCTGTTGTTGGTGGTGGGTTTGCTGAACGGGTTATAAACAACAAGGTCACTAGAGGTTTCGGTAAACTTAATGAGTTCACCGAACGTGCTATGCGGTTACCTATGGCATTGGATTCTACGTTGCGTGGACATTCATTGGACCAAACAATTAACCGTATCAACATGTACCATTTTGATTACACTGACTTGTCTACGCTAGATAGGTTCATGCATAACATTGTTCCGTTTTGGATTTGGACTAGTCGTAACCTGCCGTTGCAGGTTGCGAGCCAATGGTCACGACCTAGTGCATACTTGACATACGATAAACTACAACAGGCTTACCCTGTTGATGAAGATATCTTCTTGCCTTCGTGGATGAAACCATTACGACCTATGGGTATTACTGGTAATCTTGTTCTTGCACCTGACATGCCACAGGGAAGATTGATGCAAACAGTTGGAATGATGAACCCTTTGAGTGGTAAGTTTGTTGGTCAATTAAACCCTGCTATTAAAGTTCCATTAGAACTGTTCCATTTAAACAAGCAGGCTGCATTGGACATTCCTTTTAATCAGGACCGTACTACTGAGGCTAAAGGTTTAGATGCTGCTATTGCTTGGGTGGGTGAGAAAACTGGTATTGAACCTTTGGGTGGACGTGACCCTGAGACTGGCAAACTTATGATTACACCTAAAGCACAGTACTTTGCTGGTGCGGTGTTGCCTCCTGTCGCTACAGTACAACGTCTAGGTCAAGGTGTGACTGGTGGCAATATAGGTGGCAAGGAATCCTATAAGGAGAGGACGTTATCGTCGTGGGCTAACTGGTTGGGTTTGCCTATTAGGGAACTTGGTCCTGACCAACAGCGTAGCGAAGCGATTAGTCGCCAGTTTGAAGTGAAAGACTTTGCGAAGTTACTGGAAAAACGTGGACAACTTAGAGACAAATAGGAACAAGGAACACTAGGGTATGACTGTTAATACTGATAACTTTTATAGTTGGCAACGTCCTGAGAAGAAGGATTATAAGCAATTCAAAACTGCTAGTCCTAACATCTTGGCTATTAAGGATGCTGTACAGAAACGATGGGGTGGTACTAACCTTGGCATTTATGGTGAACGTGAAATACGTTCGGGTGGCTACCCGTCTACGCACTCATTTGGGGCAGCGTGGGACTGGCGGTATAAGACTCGTGCGGAAGGTATCGCTGTTATCAAATGGCTAGTTGCCAACTCTAAAGAGTTGGGCATCCAAGCAGTGCATGACTATTATGGTTGTACCATTTGGCGTTCACATCGTGAAGCGCCAGCCGAACGTGGCTGGTTGAAACAGAAGCCTGACTCTAGTGGCATGGGTGCTAAGTGGGCTGGATGGTTGCACATTGAGACAACAAAGACAGACTGGGCTAACGCTACACCTGTTCATGCACGTGGCGTTGAACTGCCAGCATAATCATTACGGACGGTCATCGTCCACCATAGCGTCTTTAAGTTCTTGCATGATGCGCCCGTACTCGTGCATTGCTGCTCGCATGCTGACGGTGTCACCTAAGCAGGCTTCTATCCAAGTCTTTAATAAACCTTTGGCGTTGGCACGTGATATCAGTAACTCCAGTATGTACCCGTTCTCGGAATCAGATATGACATGTTCAAATCTTTCTTCCAGTTCTGCTAGGTCATCGGGGTTGAAGTCAAAGTCATCGGGGTCCATTAAAGTTTACCTCTAGTTCTTTGGATTATAGGTAGGACTTTGCGCATATCTTTTAAAGCATCCACATATGCGTGAGGTACTTTGATTTCTTTAGATTCCACTATCAGTTGTTCCACCATCTGCAACATCAGTTGCAGGTCCACTGGTGTTTGTGTCTTTAAGTTCGTCATAGATTGCCTCTGCGATTGCTGCGATTCGTTCCCCCATTTGTGGGGTGTCCATGTCCAATGAAGTAATGATTGCGATTAAGGTAGCGAGAATGAAGTTCTCGTTAACCCACATTTCGTTCTGCCCTAGTTTAACTAGAGTACCTACACCATCTTCACCGATACGATTAGTTGTTGCTTTAATTTCCATCTTGTTCCAATTCTAGTAAGAATGTTTTGTTGTTAAACATTACGGCTATCACAGCGTAGCCTAGTATATCCATGTATGAATCCTTTAGGGATTCATTCATAGCATTATCGCCACGTTTCAACAGGTTGTTGACACGTGCAATCTTGTCGCATAAACGTACAGCGATACCGATAGCACCAAACATTGAAATGTTTTTGTGCCCGTAGTCATGTTGTTTGCTGACCAGTACACGCAACATTTGTTCCGTGTCAAAAGGTTCTTTCTCATTAAGGATGTGCATGGCTTCTGTCCCTGCACGAACAAACAAATCTTGCACAAGACTAGGGTCGGTGGCACCACCAAGTACCCACTCGCCTAGTGCTATGGAGATGGGTTCAAAGATTTTGCTGTCGGGTGACTGTTCGCTTGCTTCTTCTTTAATGTACATTAACGCAGCCCACGCTGCGTCATCCCATGTGTTAATCATGTATCCTTCTTTCATAAAGGTTTTGTTTGAAACTAGTTTAAGCATTAGGTTATCTAACGCTTTGTTTGTTTTACGCCAAGCATGAGACTTGGCTTTCGTGCCAAGCATCGGTGCCAGTTCCTCGTATGTGTGTCTGTCGTAAAAGATTCCTTGTAAAGCCTGTTGGTCTTGCGGAGACAACTCTAGTACAGCGTTTGCTACAATGTCCAGTAGTTCCCAGTTGGGTTCGTAGTCCTCGGCACTGTCGTAGTTGAATGGTTGCATCAGCAACTCTAGGTCGGTACGTCCCCCATGTTTATCTTCGGGTTCATACTTCATCATAGTCGGGGTTCACCATCAAGTCCTGTACATCTTCGGGCATCAGTAAGTATCCTTTGCATGGGTTGCCTGATTGCCATGCAAATTTTGTTAAAGTTTTCTTGTTAAATCTATCTTTGTTCTTTTTTAAATATCGTTTAATTCTAGCGACAGATATAATGAGGAACGCACCACCTGCTGTACCGTCCAGTGTGTACACGTACACCCACCATGTAGCCTTGGTAACCATTAAACCTGATGGTTGCCAGTGTGGTTCACCTAGTTCGTTTACTCTACGACGAGGGTTCTGTTCTGTCTCCAGTACCATCCTGCCGTTGCGGTACCTGTCTGTCTTTACTTCAAAGGCACCTGCTTGCATCGCTTCAATGAAATCTGATACAAGTTTTTCACCTTTCTTACCGAACTTTA